TGAAACCAAGTGAGCAGGATGCAATCTTAAAGATCTACAACCGTATCTTTGGAATCAGCAGAGAACCTACTTCTTGTGCTACTTGCTGGTTAGAGATTATCAATAAAATGAAAAAGGTATTTAACGAGTACGCTGAGTAATGAAATATTATCTCATTGACCACGGAAAAGAAATGATTGCAGAAGCAAACGTTCTAACTGACCATCTATCAAAGCAAGGACATCACTACGTTGTTTACTTGACAAATGCTGATGGCTTGATGTGTGTTGAAGAGATAGACGAGAATGAATTTTTAGACCACTTTAAAAAACAACCAAAACACGAAACCAATGAAAAATAAAGTAGGAAGACCAAGAAACCTAGACTCACCAGAACAACTAAGTGAACTATTCGATAAGTATAAAGCAGACGTAAAAGCAAATCCAAGAATCAAAAGCGTATTTGGAGGAAAGGAATTTGAAGAAAGAGCAGAACCACTAGAAAGACCTCTAACACTAGAAGGATTTGAATTGTTTTGTTACGACAGAGTAGGATGCGTTGACGATTATTTTAAGAATACTGATAAAAGATACTCAGAATTTACTCCCATCTGTACGCGTATAAGAAAAGCAATACGTCAAGACCAAATCGAAGGAGGTATGGTAGGACAGTACAATCCGTCCATTACACAACGTCTGAACGGCTTAACTGAGAAAGTTGAAAGCACGATTATAACAGAGCAACCATTGTTCCCTGAGGAGTAAGTATGTTTAAAAGAACGACTGCGATTAATAAGATTCTTTCGTTGAAAAAACGAATTAAGATAATTCAAGGAGGAACATCTGCAGGAAAGACATTCGGAATACTACCTGTGTTAATAGACAAGTGTGCTAAAGAGCCAAACCTAGAAGTTTCTGTTGTAGCTGAATCCATCCCTCATTTAAGAAGGGGAGCTTTAAAGGACTTTATCAAAGTGATGAGGTGGACAGGACGCTACAACGATGACAGGTTTAACAAGACGTTATTACGTTACGAGTTTGGCAATGGAAGTGTAATAGAGTTCTTCTCAGCAGATGATGCATCTAAACTCAGAGGAGCAAGAAGAGACATCTTATACATAAACGAATGTAATAACGTAAGCTTTGAAAGTTATAACGAATTATCAATAAGAACTAAGCGAGAAGTATTCTTAGACTTTAATCCTGCAAATGAGTTTTGGGTACACAAGGAACTAAAAGACGAAGCAGACTCAGACTTTATAATCTTAACTTACAAGGACAACGAAGCATTAGACGAATCAATCGTAAGTCAGATAGAAAAGAATCGTGAGAAAGCAGCTACGTCATCTTATTGGGCAAATTGGTGGAGAGTTTACGGACTAGGAGAGATAGGAAGTTTAGAAGGAGTAATCTTTAACAACTGGAAAACGATTGACTCGATACCAAGCGAAGCAAAGTTAATCGGAATAGGATTAGACTTTGGGTACACGAACGACCCTACCTCAGCAATTGAAATCTATAACTACAATGGACAAAGAATAATCAACGAGATATGTTACCGCACAGGAATGGTAAACTCAGATATTGCAAAGGTACTACCGAATAGCGTGACAATTTATGCTGATAGCTCAGAGCCTAAATCAATAGAAGAGATTAGACGCTTTGGTAAGATGATCAAAGGCGTAACCAAAGGAGTTGACTCAATCAAGTTCGGAATCGATGTAATGCAACGACAAGACTATCTAGTTACAAGTTCCAGTACAAACCTAATCAAAGAACTTAGAAGCTATTGTTGGAGCGTAAAGAAAGACGGAGAGAAAACAAACGTACCTATCGACCATTTTAACCACGCTATTGACGCATTGAGATATCACGAGATGGAAACACTAGGTTTAAAAAAGAACTATGGACAATACAACATCAGATGATTTACCAATGATGAAAAGAGTAGTGGAAGACTACATCTATCAGCGTACAGGAAAACGGATTGTAATAGTATTCGATGACGTTATGATGATAAGAAGACACTTCCAAATGTTGACTGCAGCTTTCGACATTATCACAGTGCAACAAAACAAAAATTAAATCGTTTTAAAATTATGAAGTTAGAAATTAACGTACCTTCAAGCCTAAGTGAAATTCCACTTAAACATTACCAAGACTTCCTAAAAGTTCAGGCAGATTCCAACGATGAGGAATTTGTCGCTCAGAAGATGATTGAAATCTTTTGTGGTATATCCCTTAAAGACGTAGTTAAAATGAAGCTAACGAGCTTAAATGAGCTTATAGCGCACTTCACACAGTTGTTTTCTGAGAAACCTAAGTTTAAAAACAGGTTTAAAATATCAACAGAAGAAGGAGAGATTGAATTTGGATTCATTCCAGAATTAGAGCAAATCAGTTTTGGAGAATACGTTGATCTTGAATCGCATCTTACAACTTGGGATAGCTACCACAAAGCAATGGCAGTTATGTACCGACCAATCGTGAAAACACGAAAGGATAAATACGATGTTTTACCCTATGAGCCAAACAAAGACTTCCAAGAGTTGATGAAGTTCGCACCTTTGGATGTAGTTATAGCATCTAGTGTTTTTTTTTGGACTTTAGGAAACGAGTTACTGCAGGCTACCCTGAGTTATTTGGAGAACGAGATGAAGAAGAACACGAAGCTTACAACGACTTTTCAGAAACAACTCAATTTGCAAAACGATGGGGATGGTATCAATCAATATATGCAATCGCTCAAGGAGACATTACAAGATTCGATGAAGTTACCAATTACAAACTTACTAAATGTCTTACCTATCTCGTCTTTGAAAAGCAAAAAACAGACATTGAAAGAAGACAATTTGAACGCAATATGAAACGATGACAGGATTCTACGACATACTAGACAAACTTAAGTGGCACTTTGATAACGATGAGATTGTCAACACGGTAACGCAAGGAGACATCTTTCAGGTTGATCTTAACAAACAAACGATCTTTCCGTTAACGCACATAATGGTAAACAGTTCTACGTTGTCAGATAACACGCAGACGTTTAACGTTTCTTTGATTGCGATGGATATTGTAGATATTTCCAAAACGGAAACAACTGATATATTCCAAGAGAATAACAATGAGCTTGACGTTTTAAACACACAACACCACGTGTTGAATAGATGTTACCAACAAATGCTTCACGGGAATTTGTGGGATGAACAATTCGTAGTAGAAACAGATCCTACACTTGAGCCATTCACAGAAAGATTCGAGAACTTACTTGCAGGTTGGACGATGACATTCGATGTTACTGTTCCTAACGATATGACAATCTGCAATACTGATAGTTATGCCCCTTACTGCTCACCTTCATACGTTGTAAACACGAACGGAAGTTACTCAGCGACTATTCAGAGTGGAGAAACTCTTACGTTACCTGACACGACATTGAATCTACAAATAGACGGAACACAAGTAGCGACATCAACATTTGCAACTTTAAGCAATCAAACAATAAATTTAGTATGGCAATAGACATAAACATTCCATCACAGGTAAAGAACTACGCAAACCTAGCAGCATTCCCTGCAACAGGTACGCTAAAAACTATCTTCATAGCAGAGGACACGAACAAGACATATCGTTGGACAGGTTCAGCTTATGTAGAGATTTCAGCAAGTCAAGCAACTGCGTGGGGAACTATAACGGGAACACTATCCGCACAAACTGACTTGAATACTGCATTGAGTGGTAAAGTCCCAACGACTCGCACCCTAACAATAAACGGAACTACACAAGACCTATCAGCAGATAGAACATTCACTATATCTACGGGAATCACAATCGGTACGACTGCAATCACTTCGGGTACTGTTGGACGTGTATTGTTTGAAGGAACGGGAAATGTAGTTCAAGAATCAGCTAACTTGTTTTGGGATAATACGAATGGAAGGTTGGGGATAGGGACGAGTAGTCCGACACAAGCGTTAAACGTATCGGGGTTTTCAGTTTTAACTACTTCAAAAACAACTGCGACTCCAATTTTAGCGGTAACTAACACAACTTCAAGTAGTCCAAATTCAAACAACTTTGATTGCTTTGCTCCGAATATGCCAAATGCAAGTGTATTAGGTGTATTTTATGGAGGTAAAAATATCCTCTCTAGAAACAACTTTGGTTTCAATTGGAATCACGTTAGTGATGGCTCAACGGGAAATAGTGTTTCTTGGGAAATGGTAAATGTTCCAAATATTATTCGTGCTTGGGCAACGGGAAATGTTGGTTTAAATACGGGAACAGACGCAGGATTCAAACTTGACGTTAATGGTACTTCCGTGTTTCGGGGAACATTAGGATTAATTTCCACGACGGCAATTCAATTAGCGGTAACAACCAACGGAAACACGAGAATCTTATCAAACAATAACGACATTATTTTAAATGCGGGTAGTT